CACGAAGGATCTTTTTGAGTTTCTTTAGCTCTTCCTGCTGTTTAAGTTGAATTGAGTTAACCATGATTCGCCCCTAAGTTTTGTCGTAATACATAAGACCTTTGGTTGCCGCGCCAGTACCGCGAGTCTTCATGCGCTTGGCAGGTTTTTTCTTTAGTTCAACAGAGATTTTTTTCTCTTTACTCATATTCTTAACTGTCATCACTGGCCTCTCTTCGACTGCAGGTCGATTAGTTTTAAGTTTGCTTGTTGATCAAGGCGGGCTATTGCAATGTCTAGCTTGTCGTCGGCAACTTCCTTTGATGTATCTATTCTTCTGCCGTCAAGCTCATTTTGAGCCGCCTGCTCTTGCGCCTTCTGCGCCTGCCGCTGACCAAACTGTTGGTTATCTATTTCTATTTGTTTTTCTCGAAGATCTAGCTCGCGCTTGCGAATTTCAACCAACGGATCCTCGGAGGAATCCTGACCAAGACTCTCCAGCAGTGCCGCAGTCATCTCGGCAAGCAAGGGTGCGCTAATGGATAGCTGAACCTGTTGCATCTGCATCATAAACGCCTCTATCTGCTCAGGCGGCAACTGTTGGCCCTCCGCTGTCATCTGTTGCAACTGCGCCTCTTGCTCCATCAGCTCAGGGGGCATCTGCTCACGCGCCATTTGATCCGCCATAAACTGAACGTGTTGCATCATGTGAGCAATAATTGCGCCCTGCATTGGCGGAGTGCTCTTCACTATCTCCGTCATAAACAAGGCGCGGTGAGCATTGATATGCGATTGGTGATCTTGTTGCTCAAAAGCCTGAGCTGGTGCGCCCATCAATAAACCAGCATTCTCAAGCCCTGCCTCAACTGGCATTGGTGGTTGAGGATCCTGCGGTGGTTGAAGCAGCGTCTCTACGTTGTCAATTCCCAGTGCCGCGTACATCCTCCGATAAGCCTCGTAAATTCCCTTTGGCCCGTGAATATCTGGATTACTCTGCACCAGAGTAAGTAACTCTTGCGCCATAGTAATTCTTTGAGACTGGCTAAATATATTTGGATCAGAGACGGGTATAACATCAACACGACCATCAAAGTCTAAGCCCTTTATCTCTTGAGGGCCAGATCCTGTAGCATATGGGTACGTCGGAGGCAAATATTCGGCAAAAACCTTGGCGAGCAGTTGAAACTCTAGCCGCTGACCGTAGTGCAGGCGCTTGTGGATCGCGCTCATTACTTTCGTGCCGCGCTCTAAAAGAGCAACTGTTGTGCCGACTGGCATTGCTTGATTCATGTCTCCCACGTTCATGTCGGCGATTGAGGCAAACCGCTTGCCGCTTTCGACTAGGAGTCCAAGCAACTGCATCAGAACCGAGCTAGGCTCTTTGATCGGCAGCGGAATAAGATTTTCGCGTAGGCTTGCACCAGTTGTATCAATGTCACGGAACTCGCCCGGCTGAAGTGGCTCATCTTCATCGCGTATCCGCATACCGCGAGCTTTAAAACCTGCGGGGAGATTTGCCAAGGTGCCAGCATCGATTAACTGCCGCAGTATTGATGTTGCCGCCTTAGAAAGACCGCCGATCATATGGCTCAAGCCTAGCCCGTAGAATCCAAGGCCGGGCAAGAATTTGTACTGAACGAAAAAATTTATCTTTGCCTTCTGTGGATCGCTCTCGACATAGTTGCGTCGTATCGAAAGAACCTGCTGGCTATTTTCGTCAATAGTAACGATGTAGGGTAATTTTAATCCTGTAGGCTCTCCGCCCTCGCTCTGATCTTCAAAGCCGGGCAGGTCAAGAACCGTATGCACCTCGTATACCGTGCGATCGCGCTCTTCTAAATAGGATGGCGACGTACCTTCAATCTCGTCAATCTGCTTCTGTATCTCGTCTTCGCTAATGTGACCGCCGCCGCCAGCTAATTCAATATCAGCATAAAAACCGACCAGTTGTTGTTTCTTGATTTCGTTTTTGCTCATACTGAGGACGTGCGTTACACGCTCAGCGCCACTAAGATTAGTAGCTTCGTAGGGAACTATTAAGTTTTCTGGCTCAATAAATTTGCTAACCGCACGATTTCTGGCGGTGTCAAAGTACACCTTCTTAAATGCAGATCCAGCGATGGGGAGATAAAATAGCATCATGTCTAGCTCTGGATCATACTCGTCCATAACATTCATGATGTAAAAATTCATAAACTGCTCGACGCGATCAGCCTGCGCATCAGTTTCGGCGTTTCGGGCACCAATGACCTCGGTCTTGACTGGCCCCTTTGCTGGCAAAAGCTCTTTGTAAGCCTGAGCCTGAAACTGCGTAACAGCTTCGGCTAATATCGGGTGAATAACACCCGTGGATCCTTGGAATGGTTGAGATCTACTGTTCTCAAACTTCATGCCAATATATTTTAATCCATCGACATAAGTTTCCTCCCACTCCTTGCGCGATTCTCTATCAGAACGAATGCTTGCGAGAACGTCGCCAGATAACGATGCAAGCTCTGATTGGGTTAAATCAAGAGCAAGGTTGGCATTAAAATCAATTGGGGCAGGCTCTATCTGCGCATCGATCTCATCGTCCATCAGAAAGTCTTGCTCAGTAATTAGGATCTGGGCAGCATTTTTTATTTTATCTTGCTCGGTAGGCTCCACAAAAACCTCAACCTCGCTTCCCGTCTCCAAAACGTCTGGATTGTTTTCGGTGCCCAATCTTCGCTCAATGACCATTAATAGTAGACCTTTCTGTCGTGTCGAAGCAATTGAACTTCGTCTGGGTAATCGTTGTCAAGGTGCAAAAAGCCGCCCTGCCTAAATCTCATCAACGCCATCGTCGACGAGTCACAGTAATCGTCGTGCTCGCCATACGGAAAAGAAGCCATCTCATCGATAACTTCTTCGGCGAAATTGTCCTCTGTCGCCCACACCATTCCAGACTCAAAAATTGGCGCAACTGAATTCATTCTAGCAACTTTATCCTGCCCACGCGAGGGGCTATAGCTTGTGACTGGAATTCCCATGCGCCTCAGCTCTTGCGCGAGTGGCGTACCAGTTGCTTTCGCTTCAATCAGGATGCAGTCAGGCTCCCAGTATTTGTACTCTTCCCACGCCAGTTTTTTTAGGTCAGGAAAGTCCAGACGAACCCTCTTCGCGTCTAAAAGAATTATCTGGTCTGGGTCACCATCCCTTGGTTGAAATACTGCCCAAGTTGTAATGGCGGAGTAGTCGGCTGTTTCTTTTTTAGAATACGCGGTGTCATAAGACTGAATCACATAACTATAAGCAGGAACCTGCTCAGACTCCCAGATCTTCCACCAGTCTCTTTTGACGATTGAGCCTGTCTGCGCGGTCGGCGTCTGCAACCACTGTGAGTTCCATTTGCTGATCGGTAAAGATGCTTTGACTGCAAGAAGCTCTTCTTTCTTCCAGAACTCAGGCCACAGGGGTTGATCTGAATCTGGCATAATCGCAGGAAACTCTACCACTTCCCACTGATCTGCGTGATCATCTCCTTGACGCTTCAAAACTTTGCCAACCAAGTCCTTGGTTGACCATCGTGTCATTACGATAACGATTATCCCGCCCGGCTGCAGTCTCTGGCGGGGGCCGGACGTGTACCACTCGTAAGCGCTATCCATCGCCGTTGAGGATAGTGCGTCTTGCTCTGAGTGAGGGTCATCGATTATTAACAGGTCAGCTCCGCGACCTGTGATAGCGCCGCCTACGCCCGCGTAGAAACTTTCTCCGTCTTGATTGGTTGTCCATCGCCCCGCTGATTTGTTGTCAGCCTGCAACTTTAGCTCTGGAAATACTGCCTGATAGTCCTCTGAATCAATAATATTCCTGACCTTTCGTCCGAACCGTACAGCAAGCTCAGCGGTGTGCGTTGTCTGAATGATTTTGAGGTTGCCGCGCAGACCCATCATCCACGCAGGAAAGAAGGTCGAGGCAAATTCAGACTTGGAGTGTCTGGGGGGCAGGCAGACGATGAGTCGCTTGAGCTTGCCTTGAGCAATTCGGTTAAATTTTTCGCCGATAATTTGATGGTGGCGACCCTCAATAAAGTCGGGCCACAGGTGTTTCACAAAGGTGATGAAGTCGCCCTGACACCCGTCAGCAAGTTCCATCTGTTGATACTTGCTGAGGAGCGCCATTGCCTCAGCCTGATCCTGTTGGCTGAGGATGTCAAAGTCCTTCATCAGATTAGACTTCATGCCACTCCCTGCCCTGCCACATCAGTGCCTCAGCCTCTCTGCGTCTGACAAGTCCGTCTAACACCTCGCCTCCCGCCCTGTTCCATCGCCTTATCTGATGGGGTATGTCACGACGACTGCTATCAGTATTGTCGTTAATCCGAACCAGTAAAGTAGATTCAGAAAGGTTACCTCCACCAAGATTGTATACCCAAGATACGAGCGCATCGAACTCATGCTGTTGAAGAGGCACGTTAACTTTTTTGTGTATGATCTTTTCAAATTCAAATAAGTCGTCTGCAAGCCAAGTCTCAGCCTCGTCTTGCGTACAGGTAGCTCCTTCTTGAACTCCCTTAGTTGTGCCAAAGCCGATTGTCCATACGCCCGCGCTACATTGATATGCATCTAACTTGCAACCCTCAAATTTTTTAATAAGGGCTATGCCCTCGCCACTAGTCTTCATTTAGCTTATCAACTCTTTCTTTTAATTGCTCAATAACAAGACGTTGTTCTTCTATCTCAGCCTTTTGCTCTAACATAAGAACACGGATACGCTCTTCATCTGAACTATTAGTTACAGGGAAAGGTACAATCATTTTTCTCTGCTCACTTTCTGTACTTTCTCGACAGACCTCATAGCTCCTAACCCAAGCATACCCATCAGCACCGGCATCATTGTAGATGTCTCGATCAGGGGTATCACAATGCCCGACTCAGCTAGTGCGAGGCCAAAGTTTGCCAT